AACTGCTCGTCCTGTCCGAAGAAGCAGAAGCCGCACGTGTCGAAGTGACCCATGACGTGACGATGCGGGAGGCTCGTCATTTCGTTCATCAGTCGCGCGACGTACAGTTCGTTGACTGCGCCCTGCGAATACTCGCGTCGAAGTTCGCGCCTGATCTGTGCTGCTCGCTGCTTGTCGTTCACTGTCGTCCTCGCTTTCGATCAATCGTGATCAACTGATCACAGGGAGAACATTGGCGGATGCGACGGCGGGTGGCAACAGTCGAAATCAACGCTCGTGTGCCCGACGATCTGACTGCTGGCCCGCGCTTCGCTGCGTTCGCTCAACGCTACGCAGTACACACGAAGGGACGCTGGGCGGGACGCGCTGTCGAGTGGGAGTCGTGGCAGTCAGAGTTCTTGTGGGAAGCACTCGAAGTCGAGCCTGTCAGCGGGCTGCGCGTGTATCAAGAAGTCGGGCTTGGTCTGCCGACGAAGAACGGCAAGTCGCTCGTCGGGAGCGTCAGCGGTCTGTACGGGCTGACGAGCGACGGCGAGCCAGAACCCGAAGTCTACGCAGCAGCAGCAGCGCGCGGTCAGGCGGGCATCGTGTTGGGTCAAGCGCGCTCGATCGCGCTGCGCTCGCGTCGTCTGTGGCCGTTCGTGCAAGTGCAAGCGCATCGCATCTTGTGCCCGTCGAACGGCGGCGTGATGCGCGCGCTGAGCAGCGACGCAGCGTTGCAGCACGGCATATCGCCGTCGTGGAACGTCGTTGACGAACTGCACGCTCACAAGTCGCCCGATCTGTACACAGTTCTGACGAAATCGGGCGCAGCGCGCGAGCAGCCGTTCACGTTGTGGATCAGCACAGCGGGCGGCGACGGGACGGGCATCCTCGCCGAGCAATACGACTTGCTGACGAATGGGCCGGGTGAAGTCGAGCGACGCGACGGGCTGACTATCTATCGAGACAGAACGAACGGCGTGCTCGTGTATTGGTGGGGCGCGCCGCGCGATGCGCCTGTTGACGATCCCGACGTGTGGCGCGCGTGCAATCCCGCGTCGTGGCTGCAAGACACGAAATGGCTGAGTCGTCAGTACGCTCGTCTGCGCGATCGCGGCGAACTGTTGCAGTGGCGCATGTATCACCTCAATCAGTTCGTGCCCGCCGAAGAAAGTTGGCTTCCCGACGACGCGTGGCCCGCGCTGATCGGCGATGTCGTGTTCGATCCGCTGCTCCCGATCGGCGTCGGCGTGTTCAAGACGCACGACAGCGCGCACGCCGCGATCGCTGTCAGTCAGCGACAAGGCGAGAAAGTCGCTTCACACGTCGAGTGGTATCACCCGACGACTGAGACAGGGCGCGTCAACACAGAGGCGATGCGTGCTCGTCTGCGCGTGCTGCGCGCCGAGTTCCCGACGCCGATGATGCGCAACAGCAAGACGCTTCAACGCATACCGGGACCAGCGTTCGCGTTCGATCGATGGGCGTTCAGCGAGTCAGCAGAAGAACTCGATCAAGAAGGGCTGAACATGATCGACTTCCCGCAGTACGCGTCAACGATGGGACCAGCGAGCACGCAGACGTTCGAACTGATCACTTCGGGTCGCTTAGTGCACGACGCAGATGCTACGCTGCGCGAGCATGTCGAAACGTCATCGGCGATCCTCACTGATCGAGGGATGAAAGTCGTGCCGAACCGCAAGGCGGGCACGCGCCAGAACTTCGGGTGCATCGCGCTGATCATGTCTGTCGCGATGGCGATGCAAGAAGTGCCGAAGCCGCGCGCTGACACACGACAAGCGATCGGCTGGTGACAGACTCGATCGACACTGACAGCGGGCGCGTGCTCGAACTGCCAGCGTTCAAGCCGATCGCGTACCCGTACGGCACGCCCGAATACTGGCTGCATCGACTGATGCGCAAACTCGACGTGCGCTGGCCCGAACTCGCTCGTTGGGAGTCGTACTACGACGGCGCACACCCGCTGTCGTTCTTCGATGACAAGGTGCGCGAGGCTTTCGGCGAACGCTTCTCCCGTTTCGCGTCGAACTTCACAGCACTCGTCATCGACTCGATCGCAGAGCGTATTCAAGTCAACGGCTTTCGCTTCAAGGACGACAGCGGCGACGACGATCTGTGGGCGATCTGGCAGGAGAACGATCTTGACGGCTCGTCGCTCATGGCGCACACAGAAGCGTTGATCAAGACGACTGCTTATACGCTCGTTGAGCCAAGAGGCGGGACGACGCCGCGCATCACTGTCGAGGACCCGCTGGACACGATCGTTGAACTCGACCCGCGCGATCGACGCAAGCGACTCGCGGGCTTGAAGCGTTGGCTCGATGACGACGGGCATCTGATCGTGTACGTGTACACACCCGACAACGTGTTCAAGTACAGGACAGAGCAGACGTTTCAGCAGTCGATGCGCAACGCGAGCGACACGATCCCGCGGCTTCAACGCATGAACGTTGCTGGCGAGTCGTGGCCCTTGTCGAACCCGATGGGCGTCGTGCCGATCGTCCCGCTGCCGAACAGACCGCGCGCCCGTCAGACAGAGGGACGCAGCGAAGTTGAAGTGATCGCGAGCAATCAAGACTTGATCAACTACTACCGAGTGATGTCTGTCATCGCTGCTCGGTACACGGCATATCCGCAACGTTGGGTCAAGAACTTGCCGATCATGCTCGATCCCGTCACAGGGCTTCCGAGTCAGCCGTTCAAGGGCGGAATGGCCGACTTGTGGCAGATCGAACCCTATGGGCCAGACGACCCGCGCGCGCTGAACAGCGCAGCACAGCCAGAGTTCGGGCAGTTCTTGCCCGGATCAGTCGATCCGTACATTCGCTTGATCGAGCATGAAGTCGCAGCGATGACGAGCATCGCCGCCGTCCCGTATTTCTACGTGCTCGGCGGGCCGACTGCGATCCCGCCAAGTGGCGAGTCGTTGAAGTCGAGCGAAGCGCGACTCGTCAACAAGGTGCGCGCGATCGAAGTGTTCTTCGGCGAGGGTTGGGAAGAAACGATGCGCGTCGCGATGCTCGCGATGAAGGACGAGCGCGCGCATATGCGCGTCGCTGAGACTCGCTGGACGAACACCGAGACACGCAACGAAGCCGTTCACACTGACAGCATCGTGAAGCAAGCAAGTCTGCTTGACGACGAAACGTCACTCGAAGAACTCGGCTATTCGCCACAGCAGATCAAGCGCATCGCTGAACGCAAGAAGAAAGCAGCAGACGAAGCCGCTGCTGCTGCGCCACCGCCAGCGCCGACGAACCCGCTCGACATGCTCGAACTCGTGCCCGCACCGACAGGGCCGCGCATGTCACCGACACCGCCCGACGACGCGCAGGGCTGACACAGGGCATCTTGTCGTGCGCAAAGTGAGCACGATGCTCACTCGCACTTGACTTCGCAGGAGGACGCGCCCACGATGACGACACAGAACAGCGAGCCGAACGCTCAGGCAGCGATCGCGCCGCAGCCCCCGGAGGGCACGACCGGACAGCCGCAGGACGGCGACCCGCAACAGCAGTCACAGACGACTGCTGCGACGAGCACGAACGGTCAGGCACCGTCCGACGCGACGCCGAGCGGCGACCAGCAGCCGGGTCAAGCCGTCACTCTTGAAACGCTGAAAGAACTGCGCAACGAGAACGCGTCGTTGCGTCGTCGTCTGCGCATCGCAGAAGATGACCCGGCGAAGCAGACGCTCGAACAGCAAGTGACGACGCTGCGCACAGAACTCGAAGCACGCGACACGCGCGATCGGGATCGATCGATACGACTCGCTGCGATCACAGCGGCGCAGTCGTTGAAGTTCAGAAATCCCGAACTCGCGTATCGGCTGCTCGACAGAGGGTCGATCGAGTTCGACAAGGAAGGCGAGCCGATGCACGTCGAGACTGCGTTGAAGCAAGTGCTCGACGCGAACCCATATCTGGCGTTGACAGAGGGCGACTTCGGCGGCGGCGAGCGCGGCAACATCGCGCCAAGTCAGACAGACATGAACACGCTGCTGCGCAATCGCGGCAGAAGCGGCTAGGAGGGCCAACGTGCCATACAACAACGTGATCAGCCGCACAGATGCAGCGGCGCTCATTCCCGAAGATGTCTCGGCTGTTCTTTCGACTGCGGTCGATGAACAGTCTGCTGCGCTTCAACTGTTCAGACGAGTGCCGATGTCGCGTGCGCAGCAGCGCATCCCGGTCATCAGCGCGCTGCCGGTGGCGTACTTCGTCAACGGCGACACGGGCTTGAAGCAGACGACTGAGGCGGCGTGGACGAACAAGTACCTCGACGCCGAAGAAATCGCTGCGATCGTTCCCGTTCCGGAGAACGTTCTTGACGATGTTGACTTCGACGCGTGGGGCGCGATCCGCCCGCTGCTCGCCGAGGCGATCGCTCGAACGCTCGACGCAGCGATCTTCTTCGAAGTCAACAAGCCCGCATCGTGGCCGACCGGCATCGCGGCTGCTGCGATCGCAGCGGGCAACACGTACACGCGCGGCACGAACAACGCTGCTGCGGGTGGCATCGCTCAGGACATCAGCAATCTGTTCGCGCTCGTTGAAGCAGACGGCTTCGATGTCAACGGCGCGATCGCCAATCGCGCATATCGAGGGCTGCTGCGCAGCGTTCGTGACACGACGGGCCAACTGCACAGCGAAGTCAACGCTGCGAGCGCGTACGGCGTGTCGATGTCGTACCCGATGCGCGGTCTGTGGCCCGCTGGCGCGACGCCTCCCGGTCTGAACGCAGAGTTCATCGCGGGCGACTTCTCGCAGGGCATCTTGGGCGTGCGACGCGACATCACGTACAAGGTGCTCGATCAGGCGGTCATTCAGGACAACACCGGAGCCATTCAGTTCAACTTGGCGCAGCAGGACATGGTCGCGCTGCGCGTCACTGCTCGATACGCGTGGCAGGTGCCGAACCCGCTGAACCGCGATCAGCCGACTGACGCGAACCGCTACCCGTTCGGAGTGATGCGCTCGCCCGCCGCATAGCAGCACCGAGCACAGCACAAGAAGTGATCGAGCGAACGAGTCGTGTCTGACGATGCGACTCGTTCGCAGTCAACGCCAGCAGATCGAGTTCGATCTGCGTGGGCACCACTGATGCGCGGAATACAGCAGGAGCAGCGAACGATGACTGACGACAAGAGCAAGACGACAGCAGCCAAGTCGAGCGCGGAGGGCAGTCCACAGGCGCTCATGGACGAAGATGTCGAGCAGGGCTTTCACGGCGAGTCGCCCGACCCGACGCCGAACGAGAACTACACAGTCGCGGGCGTGACGAGCGGCGCGCCGACGCCTGAGACTGATGCTGATCTGGCGAAAGAAGCACGCGAGTCAGTCGGGCTTGGCGGGTCAGCGATGGAGCGCGCAGCAGACGCAGCAGACTCGAAGAAGGGCTGACAGCAGAAGCAGCCATGTCGCTCGTTGAACCCGCCGAAGTCACTGCGCAAGTCTCGTCAGGCGTCGAGACTGACACGCTTCAATCGATCATCGATCGCGAAGAAGCATGGCTTGCGCGTCGCGTCGGCGGGTTGAGCGGCGAACGCGCGCAGTCGTTCGCGCCTACGGGCTACACGATCAGACTGCCACGAACGACTGACGACGTTGACGTGTCGGGCGTCGATCCCGCGAAC